TGGGAATTTTCTAAGTATGTATCTCTTGCTGTTTATGGTGATGATAGTATTGGAGATGTTCATGATGATGTAGCAAGTAAGTACAATATGTTGACGCTTAAAGATTTTTTTAAAGAGAAGTTTGGAATGATTTATACATCTCCAACCAAAGGAAATGTTGACCATAAATTCTTTACTATTGATGAAGCATCCTTTTTGAAAAGACGTTTTGGAAAAATGGTACATCAAGGAAAAACATACATAACAGCACAACTTGATTTGGATTCCATCCATAATAGCATCATGTGGCAATGGAAAGAAAAGTCAGTTGAGAAACAATGGGATAATTTATGTATGATGTGTAATTCGTACCTTATGGAATATTTTAAGTATGGAGAGAAGAAATTTGAGTACGCTAGGCGTCAAATTTTGGGGCGTATGACCTTATTTTCTAAAAGACTTAAAATGAAACAATATTATTATCCCGATTTTAGAGACCACTTTAAGACGTGGGCTCTTGAACACGTTGATTAAGTTTAACAATCGTTGGGTGATAACGTTAAGCACAGTTCGTCAAACTTTAAATGGCTAGTTGGGTGATAACGATAAGCACTACAGGGGAAGTCACTTAGTACTGGAGAGTGTAGTGATCAAATGCTTTGCCGCGAGCACAGGCTTACACTCTTTTAAGGCACCTTTACTGGGGAACCCTTTGTCCTGGGAACCTTATAGATACAATGGACAACTGATTCAACTAATACTATTATGAATAAGTCTGAGACCCGATCACCGAATGATGATCTTACTACAACCACTTCACAAGTCCAGATTACACAGTTACGCGATACTGGCGTTAAAACTGATCAGGTGAATGTGGTGAATCCCTCTGCGATTCTTAAATCTGTTGCAAACCCTTACCCGGATCAAACTCCTGTCGACATACTTTCACGTATGTATTTAGTGGGTAATTTTATTTGGTCTTCTGGCATACCTGTGTTAAATACGATGGATTTTCCTTATGCTCTTTTACAGATTCCACAAATTACTGAAAGATTACGTGCTTTTAGATGGATGCGAGCTGGAATACGTTTACAAGTTAAAATCAATTCCACTCAATTTCATTACGGAGCATATATGATTTCGTATATTCAAAATCACAAAGGCCTTAAACATGCAACAACTCTTTACCAACAATCTGGCAACCGCCCTCTCGTGTTGTCTGCAGCAATGCAGAATTCATGCGATTTTACAATTAATTGGATGAATCCTTATAACTTTTTTGAAGTTACTAATGGCACATCAGAGATAGCTCGAGTTTTTTTCCAACCGATTACACCTTTAGGGGTTGCCAATCCTAATGTTACAGATGTTGTACGGATACAAGTGTATGCATCTTTTACACAACCAGAATGTGCTGGGTACCAAATGCAATCTGGAGTTGTGGCTGAAGCAAAGAAGAAATCCAAATTCCAATTGGCTGATGGTTCTGATCTTGTTACCTCAATATTTGAAAAGATACCTATTATAGGTGGGATTGTTAATGATTTCACCCGTGTAATTTCAGCCTTGGACAAACCAGCTTCTTTAATGGCAACTAACCCTATAGAACTTAGTTTTTCTCGAG